AGTAGTTTTTGATTGAATCCAGAGATTTCGACCGCCGACACTTGTTGGAATCTTTCCTTCAACCGCAGATACCGCACTTGTTATCTGACCAGGGACTGCTTCAACCTTTGTCTGTAAACTGTTAATATTGCCATTAGCTGTTTGTAGGTTGCTTTGCAAGTTAGCGACTGCCTTATCATTGCTAGCTTGATAATTAGTAAGATTAGTCTTAGTCGTGTTGGCTGTTGTGGTCGTTGCTGTTAAGTCATTACGAATGCCAGTCACATCACTAGTGTATGTTGACTTAGCCACATAATCCTTAGCAATCGCTGTACGTTCAGCAGTCAATTGACGTGCTGTTTCGGTCTTAGCGCTCTCAAAGTATTGGTTAGCCCGTGTTGTTTCACCATCTTTATACGTTTCAAGCGATTCAATACGTGTGCTGAAACCTTGCGCTGTTTGGTCGAACTCTGACTTATTCTGCTTAACCGTACCATCCAGAGTTTGTAAGTTAGATTGCAAGCTTGCATAATTTTGCTCAGCGGTTTGTTTGTACTCAGCAACTTTTGATTCAATGTCAGCTTCATTTTGGCTGTAATCTTCAACTACCGCAGATAAGTAAAGATTAAAGTTTTCAAGACTTACAGCTGTATTAAGCGGAAGTGTATTATTCAAACGAATAAATACGTTATCTGTTTTATAACTCTTACTAGCACCACTCAAATCAAACTTCAAATCAAAGTGTTGTAAAGCAGTTGTGCCACCTTTGAATGTAATGCCATCACAGTTATACCAAGGACTAGCACTAAAATGCACATTCGTTGTGAAATTTGATGGCAAAGCTGGATTGAAAGCAATATCAAAAGACATTCTCACGTAGTTTTTAGTAAAACGAGTATCATTTTGCCAAAATTCATCATCAATAAAAGTTCTGACGTCTTGTGTTTCTGTACTATCAATATAGTATTTACGTGATTTTGAATTTTTGAAATAGTTTCGACTACCGATTTTCAAAGTTTCAAACTTCGCATTAAGACCATTTAAACCAGTTTCCAGCGTTGCTGTCTTTTGATTGGCACCGTCCGCAGTCGTCTGAACTTGCGATAATGTCGTTTTAGTGCTTGTCAAGTCATCTTCAACTACTTTAGTTCGAGCAGTAACGCTAGTAATGTCTTTGCCGTTTTGGGCTACTGTTTTGCTTAATTCACTGACAGTCGTCTTCGTACCATTTGCGGTTTCTTCAACTGATGAGACACGGTTGGTTAGTTCAGACTGTGCGTTGGCTTGTGCGGTCAACTGACTAGCTTGTGCTTGCAAATCTTGTTTGGCTTGCGTAAGCTCTGCTTTGGCACTATCCACCTTGGTATTGACTTCAGTCACCGAGTTGGCAAGGTCTTGCTTGGCTGTGTTTAACTCGCTAGCGACTTCGGTCAAGTCTTGCTTAGCTTCATCAACTGCTGCTTGGGCATTGTTTGCGACAAGGCTTGTTGCGGTTAAGTTGTTCTTAACATTAACCAAGTCCGCCTTGATTTCGTCCGCTGCCGCATTGGCTAGCTCTGCCACCTTGGCTGTTTCTTCGTTAATCGTGTCAGCGTATTCCTTGGCGTTGCTTTCCGCTTGCGTTTTGGCTGTTTCAATCTGCGTTTCGATTTCCGCTTTTGAGTTAGCCAATTCCTCGGCAATTTTGTTTTCAAATTCCTCACGGTTTGGTACGTCTTTTAGTTCCTCGGCTATTTGTTCCTTGAACGCTTCAACATCATTAACGATGGGGAGCTCTTCCCAATCTGCTCCAGTCCAGTAATACATTTTCGTTGTGTCGCCGACTGTCAAATAAAGTGAGTCACCTTTATGTAATGTACCTTTTGGCTCATCTTTTGGAAATTCATTACCAAAATAAACAGTACTTTTACCATCTGCAGAAACTAGCGCTTTATTAGCCATTTCTACAGCTTTACCGACTGAATCTGACGCATTTTTAGCTTGTTCTTTAGTTAAGTTGTAACTTGCTGATAATTTCTTGACTACACCAATGTCATTACAAGTCACTTCATGTTTAACCAACTGACCAGATACATCATATTCACTAGTAAATGAAACAATCCTAATTTTTTCTTGAAAATCTAATGTTTCATTGATAGCCATGATGTAATCACCTGCTCGTGGTTGTGTATACTCGTAACCAGCACGAGTTAAGTCTTCCATGTCTAAACGAATTGAAAGACTGTAAGAATTATCAACGTTAGCTTTTAATGCAGCAATCATGTTGTCAGCTTGTGTGTAGCGTTCATCAACCAATGGTTCAGCTTCCAGTTTGCCGTACACGCTTGCTAGTGGACTTGTATATTCAGTGACTAAACGACCTTTAGTATGGTCATTCTCATCAACCCACGCACCGAACCCTTTTTGGTAAGTAACAAAGTCACCAATGTGTTTTTCAATGCCGAGCTCATTCATATTGAAGTTCTTGCGAACGACTGTTGATAGGTCCGTTCCCGTCTTTTCTAAGATACGGACCACTTTACCATTCACTTGGAATTCAACACCAGATGCCGTGATGATATCATTAAAGAGGTTCAGACGGCTCTTATAACCAAATGATTGTTTTTCAAATGCATAGACTTTCAAAAGCGGGTCAATTGTATAAGTATAGCCACTGTCTGCAAAGATGAAATCAAGATAATTCAGAACTGTATGTGAACCATCATTTAATTGTTCATGTACAGATGACTTATCAAAATCCCAGAAAAATTGATGAATAGCGTCAAACGTTACGTGTGTCGCTTTTCCATCATCAACAGGTTTAGCATAAGTTACCACATAAAACTCATCTTCAAACCTTAGACGCCAGCCACGTTCGATATTTGCTAGGACATAATCGCCTGATTCAATTTCACCAGTCAGTGAGCGTTCACCGTTAACAGCATTTGTAACTTTAATAGTGGCAAGTGCACCATGCTCAACATCTCTTTCATCTAAAAATGTAATCAAACTATCACCTCCTATTTATATAGTTCTTTAAAGTTTAAAATTTTTATTGTGCCCTTAAAGTCAGTTTTGTAACTAACCTTTTTTGTTGGACTAGGTTTAATAACAAAGTACGCATAATTAGTACGTGCATTAACATTTTCTAAATTCTTTGTTGTTTCAATGCCAGAAATTTTAAAAATATCACCTGCAGAAATATTGCCTGATTGTGAGTAAGTAAAACGATTATCTCCAATTTCAAGATAAAAGTTTGATTGATTGCCTGTTGCTGTTAATTCAACGACAAATGGGACTTCTAACTGTGATAATTTAGCAGTTCCAGCATAAGCAATTTGACCATTTGCAAGCGTTACTGTTTTAGGAACTGTTTCACCATATGGCAATTCAGCAGTAATAAAACTAATTGAAAAATCATATTTTAATCCTTGACCATAATTGCCAACAAAAGTGAAATCAGCTTCGCCTTCTGCAGTGACTTTCCAACGATAATGCCAAGCCGTGTGTGGTTGATTTACAAAATCTAAATCCCCAGCCGTTTGACCAGGGACTTGATAATTGTAAAAATCAGAATTGGTTGGGTACATTTTAGTGATATAAAAAGTCTCGTCATCTAGTAACAAGCCAAATACATCATCTTTTAGACTCAAGAACTCTTGGACATTCGCAACTGCTACACGTCCAGTTACTTTAATAACTTTAGCAGTAAACGTTGCACCGCCAAACACTGTACCGTTACGACCAGCTACAGACCGCTTATCAAGAGAGATTTCAGGTGCGCTGTCGTCAATATTAATATTATAAAAGCCGTAGTCAGACAGCTTGACTGATGTCGTTCCTTTCGTAATTAATAAATCCATGTTTCACCTTCCTAATAATTAAAATAATCATTTTTAGCATCTTCTCTCGCTTCACGTTCTTTGACAGTTGTATAAATCTTGTCGCCAATCAATTCATTATGGACATCAAAGACTGGTTGTGACAATTCACTGTTTTTAACTTCATCTGCTAAGTCATCAAGTGAAGATGATAGACCAGATGTGCTAAAGTCACCTGCTACAACCATAGAACTACGAACGGCCCAGTTTTGATCAGTAACAGCCATAGCGTATTGTTTACTGATGTCATTGATTTCATCTACCCATTTTGACATACCGATAGCAAAACCTTCACCAGTAAATCCACCGAGTTTTTTCATTACACGAGATGGTGAGTGAATGCTCAACGCTCTACGAATTGTGGCAGTTACTCGTGCTGCGATTCCAGCTGCAACAGCATAGATATAGCCTGCCGAACCTGCAAGACCACTAGCAAAACCAGCACCAGCATAATAACCAGCTGATTGCATACCACCTGCAGTACTATACATGATTGATACCATGTGACTACCTGCGCTACTTGCTACTGCAACAGCACCATTCATACTATTTTGAACAGCTGAACGGACACCATTCATACCTGATTGTGCAGCACTTTCCGCTTTGTTAAATGAATTAGTGAACGTTGAATTCATCTTGTTCCCAGCAGATTGGACACTGCTTGTTACTTCACTCATACCACTTTTAACTGCATTAGCAATACCATTCATTGATGATGTCGCTGATGTTTTAGCTTTGTTAAAATTGCTTGTAACACTTGATGAAATCTTGTTAGATGCTGCGTTTGCTGATGAAGCAGCTGAATTAAGTTCAGATGTAATGTTGTTTGACAAACCACTAGCTGAACCACTTGCATTTGCTTGCATTGATGCCATGTTTGCACTAACACCACTGTTCATAACAGCTGCAGAATTGTTTGCATTTGCTTGTGCAGCTTGCATATTGCTTGATACCCCAGCAGACAAGTTCAACGCTTGGTTAACTGCTCCAAGATTCATGCTTGATGTTGCTGTGTTAACACCATTGGCCATAGCTTGTGCTTGAGTGGTAGCATTAACATTTGCTGTTGTCATTCCAGTAGCAACACCATTGGCCATATTATTGACATCATTGATTGTCTGGAAGCTCATTTCACCACTCATGTGATTAACTTCGCTCTTCATTGTTTGAGCTTTTGTTGTAGCATTTAGATTAGCGTTAGCCATTCCCATATTGATGCCGTTAGCCATGTTGTTCACATCATTAATGGTTTGGAAACTCATTTCACCGCTACGTTGTGTCACACCGTCTTTCATGGCTTGTGCTTGAGTCGTTGCATTTAAACTTGTAAGCCCCATACCAAGATTAATACCATTTGCCATGCTATTAATGTCATTAACTGTTTGGAACGACATCTCACCACTTCGTTTAGTGACTTCGTTCTTCATGTTTTCAGCATTTGCTGCAGCATTGGCGCTTGCTTGCGCTGTACCAGTATTAACGTTGTTAGCCATAGCAATCGAATCATTAAGCGCTTGTACACTCATGATACCAGTTTGAGCATTGACGTTTGACGCCATTTGAGTTGCGTTGTTAGTCGCATTCAAATTGGCAAGACCAGTATTTTGACTAATACTGTTAAGTGTTGCCATTGTATCAGCGCTAGTTTGTGCACTCATTTGGCTAGTCTGTGCACCAACTGCGGTAGTCATTTGAGCTGCATCACTGCTAACTTTTGCGGTTGTTTCAGAACTTTTACCAGTGATTGTGTCCCAAAGCGAAGTAAATCCATTCTTAATACCATCCCACACACCTTTAAGTGCACCAGGAATAGCTTCAAGCATTGCTTGACCAAGCCCCATGATTAATTGCGCACCTGCTGCAATAATCTGTGGAATATTTTGAATGATTGTCACCGCTAATTGTCCGACAAGCTGAATACCAGCAGCAATGATTTGCGGTAAGTTTTGTGTAATTCCTTGAATCAATGATTGAATGATTTGAACAGCTGACTGTACAATCTGTGGTAAATTCTGAAGAATACCTTGAACCAACATAATGATAAGTTGGACACCAGCTTGCAAGATTTGTGGTAAGTAACTAGCTAGACCAGTAATAAATCCAGTGATAACTTGTGTGGCAATCGAAATAATCGTTGGTAAGTTTTGGATAATACCTTGGACCAAATTAAGGATAATTTGAATACCTGCAGAAATGATTGTCGGCATATTAGCAGATAAACTTTGACCAAAGTTAGTAACGATTTGTTGAGCGTATTGCAAAAGCAATGGCATATTTTGAACTAGACCATTGACTATATTCAAAATGAATTGCATGCCAACAGCTAGCAACTGTGGTAATGCACTAGCAATCGAACTAACAAATGTACCAATCACTTGAATAGCTGACGCAATCAAACTACCTGCGTTAGCACCTACACCTTGCACAAGGCTAGAAATCAATTGAACACCAGCTTGTACAAGTACTGGGAACATGACAGTAAATGCATTAGCGAATTTAGCAATTAAATCAGCTCCAGACGCTATCAATTCTGGAATCTTGCTAGTAATGCCATTAACCAGATTAGTGATAATTTGAGGTCCTTTAGTCGTTACTGTATTTAGAAGTTGGTCAATCTGTGCACCAAATTGACTGTTGATGAGACCAAGACCAGCAACAACAAGACCAAGGATAGCAGCAGGTCCGATTGAAGCAAGTGCTAAACTAGCAATGCTTCCTATTGCTGAAGTCATCCCGCCAAGTACTGATAGACCTGTACTTGCTGCACTGCCAAAGACACTAGCAAGACCTGTCATCCTTCCGGCCAAGACACCAATAAGCCCGCCAATATTACTAAAAGCAGTGCCGATAGCACTTCCAAATACTGCTGCCTTTGCTCCAATGCCACCCAGCACAACTCCAACTTTACCAATCCCAGTAATGAGTGGCTTAAGTGTTGCAATCGCACTTTTTGGATCCAACAGCGCCCATGCTACAACGGCTTTCGGTCCTATCTCACCTATCTTAGTTTTAATCTTATCAATGGTTTCTTGTGTCAACTCACCTTTTTGGGCAAATTCGCCAAGCGCTGTATTAAGTAAGTCAAAACCTGCTTTGATACCTTGGCCGAATCCTGATGTATCAATATTAATCATTGATTTCAGTTTTGCAAAGGCAGCGACCAAATTTGGAATAACTGCATTGACAGTATTAAACGCCTCGTTTATAGCTGGTTTTAAAGCTAATAAACTTTCTGAAATCGTTTTTAGACCATTTGCTTTGGCTGCCTCATCAAACGCAGTAATCATATTAGCAACACCTTTGACGACAGCGGTGTTTACATTTTGCCATGCGGTACGAATACCACCAGCCGAAGCTTGCGCCATTTCAGCAAAACCACCCTGTACACCGTTAAGTTCAATCATCTTATCGGCAAATTGTTGCGCTGTAATTTCTCCATTAGACAAGGCACTCTTTAAATCTTGAACACCGTTGGAACCATAGCCAAATGCTTCTGCCATCTTAGACATAAGCCCTGGTGCCGCTTCTGACACAGAGTTAAATTCCTCTGCATATATTTTCCCAGAACCTAGAGATTGATTAAACTGTCTAAGTGCTTGTTCAGCGCCTTCAGTTGTTGCACCATAGCCGATCATTGCATTATTAAAAGCAAGGGCTAAATCTGTCCCTTTTTCAAGGCTGCCTGTCGTAATGGAAAGTTGTTGAGCACTCTTGACTGCGCTATCTAATGGAGTAGGCAACCCTTCAATACCAGCTGATAACTTATCAATCGCACTCTTAGACTGTTCGGCTGAATAACCAAACAGTTGCATTGTTTTTGGAAAACGATTCATGGTATCAACACGACTTACAGCACCATCGAGCGCACCAGTCAGAGCGCTAATACCTTTTTGAGCAATTGCAACAAGAGAAAAACCTGCTGCAATCTGCGCCACTGTACTACGCAGTTTTTCGCCAGCACTTGCTGAACTAGCAAACTTTTGACTAATACCATTAAGTGCACTAGTTGCCTTGCTAGACAAATTCGAAAAACCAGAACCAAGTGAACTAGCCATCCTTGTTGACAAATTTGTCACACTTGACATGATTTTGCCAGCGAAAGAGTTGCTAATAGCACTAGCCGCACTGTTAGCCTTTGAACTTACAGTACTAAAAGCCGAACTGAATTTACTAGCCATTGCACTTGCAGCACTAGAAACACTGTTTGCAGCATTTGTAAAGGCGTTTTTGATTGGTACAGGTATTTTATTAGATGCTGCATTAATACCACTCTGGATAGCTGTTAAAGCTGTATTAAACCCATTTTTTATCGGCTGAGGAATTTTTTCGCCGATAGAAGCAGCGATTTGTTGGACTTTACCAAGTGACAGATTTAGCCCTGTAGAAAAGGCATTTCCAAGACGTTGTCCCAGTGGTTGACCATTGGTGGCTAGTTGTGCCATGATTTGGCCAATACGTTGAACCATACGGTTAGAACTGTTAGCAGCTGCATCTTGTGCTTTTTGAAAAGCACGCTGAGTACTTGATTGAATCTTGTTCATTGCTGCTTGATAATCAGAAATATCAGCACCAACAGTAGCAAAAATAGAACCGTCAAATTGTGTCATAATACAATACCCTCCTTTCTATCTGTTCATGAAGTAATTGTTAAGTCTTTGCAATCGTTTAGCCAACTCAGCCTCTTCAGCTTGTTGACGTTGTTTTTCTTCAGCGTGGAAAGCTTGTTTGACTTTAGACCTGTCTTTTTTCTTACTTAACTTACTTGCCTGAACTTTCTTAGCATTCATTGTGTAGCGCATTTCAAGTGCTAATTCTGCTAAGTTCTCACGTTCATCGATTTGCTTGTAATACAGACCTTCTAAAATCGCATCAAGTTCCCATTTAGTGCATGAGTAAATTGTTTCTAAGTCAGTTAAACCTAAACGCGCACATTCAGTTAAGAGAGTGCGTTTTGCATCTCTGAAATCATATCCTTGACGGCCTCTACTTCGATTGGGTCCACGTCGTCTTTGGCTGTCAAGTAATTCAAGGCTTTTTGCATCCCTTTGATATATTTCAAAATTTTCCCTTTGAAAAAACCAGATTCAATCATTTCTTCTTTAATTTCCTCGAATAGTTTTTCGGTATCTTCTACATCATTGTCTTCAAGCCATTTTTCAATAGCCACAATAGCATCATCCTCAGTAAGTGCTTTACCAAGTGATGTTTTACCAGCGACTGTAATCAAATCAATAAGACCTTGCTCGTTGTGATTCAAAATGTTATTAAACAATGTTCCAACACCATCACTATTGCCTGCGCCAGTATCTTTGTTTTTAGTAGCAAGTTGTTTGTTGATCATAAACATTGTTCGGAAGTCGAATTTGATTTTAATTACTTTGTTGTTTTTTGTTTTGAATTCCATGAATTTCTCCTAAACCTAAAAAATAAAAGGGTAGCTAAGCCACCCTTTGTTCAAAATTACGCCCCAGCTGATGCTGATGTTTGGATATTATCGTAATCACCAGTTGTTTCACCTGGGTTTTGATAATCATAAACATCATTAAGCAAATTAATTTCAGCTTCTGAAAGTGGGAATTTACCGTTTTTCAATTTACCAACAACCGTAGCTGTGTAGCTTGATTCAATGATATCTTCAACACCTTCATCATATTCAAGGTCACCGATTTTTGCATATCCGAATTTTGCAGGATAATAATCTTTTTCTTCTTCAGTAGTTTTAAGAGATTCATCAACAAGTACACGCCAAATCTTAACTGATTCACCAGTGTCATTGGCTTGTTCAAGCACATCAACTGAAGGGTCTTTTGGTGCAAATTTAGTTGTCAACTCAATTTCATGAGTTGTATTTGTTTTGTCCAATAGCAAACCTTGTTGAGTTTGTTCGTCTGAATACTCAGCACCAAGTTTTAGTTTTCCATCTGTGCGATATGCAGTTAGAATAGCATTGCTACCAATTTTAGCATGGATAGATTGAATGAAGTAAAAGACTTTCTTACCTGACATAGGTTTAGCAGTCGTTACTTTAATTTGTTCTGCCATTTATTTTCTCCTTTAGTAAATAGTGTCAGACACAACAATAGAAACGTGATACACATCACGTCCTATGCTATCATCTGGAATGATATTAGCTGTTACATTTCGACGTCCTAACGCCCTTAAAGCTTTTGCTTTAACTTCTTCTGCATCAGTTCTACTTGAACCGTCTAGGAAGATGTCAATATTTACTGTGATGTCCTCAATAATAGCCCCAGTTTGTGCTGTTTGAGATGTGTCAGATGAATTAGACCCAATCACAATAAACGGCTCTAGAACGTCTGAATTGGGCAATTTAAAATAGATTGGAATAGCTAACACTTCCAATCTATCGTGTAGTTCTTTTAAAAATAAAGTTGATGGTGAATAAGTCGTCATATATCACCTATCTTTCGTATAATTTGCGTAAATTGCTGATTAATTTTGGTCGTTCAGCATCAAGTGCTGGTTTCAAGTACGGTTGTGCTCGCATTTTTCGGGTTCCTTTTTCCACATATATTGCATAATGTTGCGGTGCAGTAACTTTATAGGTTAGATTGCCTGCTTTTGCTGAAAAAATTGTATTTTTCAGTGCACCAGTATCGACTGGCGCTTTTACCTTAGCCATGCGTTCAATACGCTTACTAGATAAGTCTAATTCACGGTTAGTAGCCATACGTGCTTGCTTGCCTTTGTTAGCAATTAATCTAACCATCTGATCAACACCGTGCACTTTGAATTTAATGCTCAAATGTATATTACCGTCGAATTATTGTGATGTTTTTTACCCTGTATTTTGCGTTTTTTACCATCATAGATAATTTCAGAAAAACCATCATAGTGTCCTTGCAAATGCAATTTAAAACTATCAAGATTGTATTTTCCAAAGATGCCCATCTGTTCTGCATTGGTCAAATTGTCTTCCTGGCAAGGAATTGGTTCAGATTGTTTCTTAACGACTTTATCACCTAAAAAATCAGCTTCAGTCGTTTCAGTGATTAAAATAACACGCTTATTATAAATCATATAAACCTAGTAATTCCTTTTGCTTGATAATTTCGACCAATTGCAGCACTCTTCAATGTACTTTCATATTCATCTAAATACTTGTCCCAATTAAATGAACGACCTTCTTCGCTATCAGCACTAGCACCTTCTGAATTCAAACGATTATAGCGCTTAATAGCTACATCTCGAATAATAAAAGTTAAACGATTTGGAATTTCTGCCAATTCAGTCTCACTAAATTCATTCAACTTAGCAAGAACACGATCAACACTTTCATTGATTGCCAATTCAATCAAACTATCTTGCGTTGTATCTTTAGCAGGAATACCTTTAAAAAGTTTAACTTCCTCTAAAATCAACGCTTTATCCATAACCTAAATTACCCTTCTGTTGGTGTAGACGCAGCTGCAGGTGCGTCAATAGTTGCTTCAATAACTCCTGCAGGAATTTCAGCAAACAATTTAAGAGCGCCAAAGAATACTGACTCATAAGTAAGGTTGCTAAGTGAACGGTCACGACCTGATGCAATCAAACCAGTTTCATCAGTATAATCAGCAAACATTCCACCAAGATCAGAACTATTTACATCAAGATAAGCAAGTACAATGTTCTCTACTGCAGTTGAGTAAACTTTACCTTGCGGGACGTTTGGCAATACAATAACGTTTTGCATACCAAGGAAATTCTTAAGCAATGTCATACCAAAGACGTTTGATGCATCAGCTCCGACCGCTTTATCACCAAGATAGTCAGCAACGTCAAGCGAGCTTACGAATGATACGATTGGAGAGCCATCGAATTCAGAGAATGTTTGAAGTTTGCCCCATGTTTGAGCAAGCGCACCTTGAAGACCTGTGCCACTAACCTTAGTTGGTGCTGTTTTCAAGAAAGTAAAGAAATCTGTTTTAATACCATTTTGAATTTCACGCATTACACGTTGGTCCGCTTGGTCAATTGCCAACGATGCACCATGACGTGCAATTGCTTCAGCAGAAACAGCACGACGTTTTTTGAACCATTCAACTTGATATTCTTTATCTAGTGCACGAGTCACTTTAGAAAGTGGAATGGTTTCACCTTCACCAACATTAGTATTGTTGATGTCTGTTTCCCATTTGTACGTACGAATTTTCATGTCAGCTGACAACGGTTCTTTACGTGTCACACCGAGAAGTTTCAAAAGTTCAGAGATGTTAGTACTAAATTTGTTAACGAAATCAATTGATTTAATTTCGCCCAAATCATTCATAACGGTTAATTTTTCTTCAGCCATAAATTAGCCCTTTCTAAATAATTCTAAGTTTTCTGCAATGAGTTTCTGACGTTCATTTACGTCTGTAACAGCCATAATTTCAGCTTTACTCATTGCGCCTGCTGTTGCCCCACGTCGTGGTTTATCTTGCGTTAGACGCTCATTCACGCGCTTTTCAACAGCTTCATCAAATACCTTTCGAACACTTGCAATGTTGTCTTTAACAGCTTCTGCAGTATCTGCCATGACCACATCAAGGAATTCAATTGGTAAGCCTTCATCTGCCAAAAGACTTTGTGTTTCAATACGCAATTCTTTGACTGCGATTGCTTTCTCACGAGCTTCAAGGTCTGCTAAGCGCTTAGCCTCTTCCTCTTTAGCTCGTTCATCTTTTGTCAGTTTTGCTAAACGTTCACCTTCAGACTGTGCTTGTTTAATTTTGTCTTCAGCGTCTTTTTGTGCTTTGGCCACTGCACGTTTGACGCGTTCTTGAACAATATGATCAAGTTCGTCTTGAGTGAATGTTTTATTCGCCTCAGTAGTTCCAGTATTGTCGACCCCTTCTGTTTCAACTACTTCAGTGTTTGTTTCTTCTGCCATGTTGGCTACCTCCGTTTTAAGTCTGTAGTTAGACTGATTACCTTGCACCTTTTAATGTCATAAGCAATTTTGGACAAAATAAAAAGCCGTATTGCTACGACTTCTTGATATATTTTGCAATTGTGTCAAACAATGCAACAAAAAACATTCCAATGATGAATAACAGCCACCCTGCTGCCATCATACCAATTAAAAAGGCAACAAATTGCCAAACTAATAAAACCATGTATCTCTCCTTTACAAACTCAACAAGCGTTTTACATCTTTAGGTTGATGACCATCCCATTCTGGAGCACGTTCAAGCTCCTTAACATCAAAAAAGTTCCAATTATCAATATGATAATGATAAGAATATTGTCCTTCTGGCGTTTCGATACCAACAATAAAATAATTATCATACATGGACCCGTCAGCGTGTTTTTTAGATTTCCATGTTTTTGCTTTGTTTTTATTGCAAACAACAGCAAATAAAATCATTCTGTGATAATAAAGTTCATTAAAACTATGTGAACCATCATTTATTAACCCACGACATTGATTTAACTTTTCATCAATAATAAACTGAGCATGATGAAGATATTCTTCTTCAGGTATATCAAACTTCATTTTTTCTCCTTATTTAAACACAAAAAAAGCGCCTAGATTAACTCTAAGCGCAAATAGTAATAAGATAGGCGGGACTGTCGAGGCTCCCGCATTTCTGGCCCGCTAGCTAAGCGGCGTGTTGGTGACAGATTCTCAACCTCTATCTTTTTCTCACCTATATTATACTATTCTTTGCTTTTTTCGTAAAGTATTACGTTGTTTTTCCTATTTTTCTTCTCTTGTCTAATACCTACTTTATTAAAGTGAATCATCATCATTGCATCACGAGGAACAATAACTGCTTCCATCACTAAACGATCTTTATTAGGGATTTTAGCATAAAGAAGAAGTGAACCTTCCACCCTTGAAGAATTATCAAGAGCTAAATAAGGCTTTTTAATTACATCTTCAATCAATTTAAAATCATCTAAAGTATACTGTTGACCATGAGACTTCAATGATGAGGATAAACTATTTGCGTCTATATAAACATTATTAAATGCCGTATATTGACTAATTTTAGGCGATAAAGTACCTATGTCATACCTATCTTCCAGCCTATTTCTTATTTGATCTCTATCTACCACGCCTTGAGAAACTTCATCCCAAATTTTAGATACATCTTCAAATAAGTTATCTACATTTGCTTTTCCGATATTTTTTAACGATTGTTCATCTAATTCCTCTTCATCAGGAATAACAGCAGAACGGCAATTATAGTGGAAAGGCGGTGCAGTGACACCAGTTTCAAATTCATCAATTCTGTAACGCTTATCTTCACTGTGGATTCTCTTACAAATCTGTGATGTCCTATTATCCATCTGTACAGAAATGCGATAGAATTCCAAACCAGACTCTTCATAACGTTTAATAGCTGAACGATTAACAATAGCTGTTCCATCCGTCCTGATAAGTGTTTGTGCTCGTGAACGTGCCACATTATACTTCTTAGCAAGCTCACCAGCCATACTACGAACATCATCACCACGAATAAACCCACGTTTAAGAACATCTCTCAAATCTCTAGCTAAGTCGTCTGTGTTACCCCAAACTTGCTGCGAATAGTTACGACCATTGAACGGTGTATTGATAAGTTCTTTCAACGCTGGTTCGTTTAAAGCACCACTATTACCACCCATAGCTTTCTTATAAGCATACTTAGCAGTTGACTTCAAATAGTTTTCAAACGACTTCTCAATAATACCTTGCATAACACCAACTTTGTATGTCATTTCAAGATTCAACGCGTCTAACCGTGTCACCTTTGAACCAGCATATTGTTCATTAAGTCGTTTTAGCAAATCTGGGTTATTTTTGGCCTGCTCACGGTACTTCTTAGCGTTCGCTTGATAATCTGATAGGTCAACACCTCTAAGCCGTTGTAGGGCATCAGAATAGCTCATCTTGTTATCATCGGCATACTTAGTCACAAATGCAAGCAAATCACGTTGGATTTGTGCTGATTCTGATGCGTAAATCTTTTGCAATTCAGCAAACATATCAACGTCTGTGCTATCTACGTAGCGCATGATGTCATTACTACGCTGTTGCCAGTAATCATTGTGCTTCTTCTTGGTCATCAGCGGTCACCTCACCAATTCGTGGTTCTGGTTCTTGTGGTTCTTCGGCTTTCAGACGTTTCATTTCATCTTCTGCATCAATACCAGTTACTTGCTCTAGTAACTCGTAAACCGTCTGGTCACTTACCACACCAAACAATGATTTAGCGATGTTAGCTAATTCAGTGTCATTTTGTGGCAAGTTTGGACTAAAGATGACTTCTGTTTGATTGATAGCTTGGTAATTCGTTGCTTCATTACCTTTAACTTTCCAGATATTCACCGCTAAACGCAAACGTCGCATAAGCCCTTTCTTGAATAAACGTTCTTGTTTGCTGCGATAGTTATCAGACGCCATCAATTTGTACTTCATGGACTCACCAGACTGAATGCCGCTAAAGTTGTTATCAAGAATATCAGGTGTGAATGTAAAACGAAGAATATCGTTAACTAGGCGCTGTTTATACGCCTCAGCGCCAGCCGAATCATATTGCTTAACTAAGTATTTAGCATCTGGTTGTGAACCACCAGGATTAGGATTATCGTCAAGCACAGCAATTTGTGCTTTCTTAAAACCAAGCGCTACACCCAGACGTCCATTAGGATTAACACGACCATCTTCAAGATAATCGTTATCATCTGAACCAGTATAAGGATTCCCAGTGATTACCAAGATAGCATCATTACTATTTTGTTGAAAATTAGCCAGCTCAGATTGTGATAAATCGTAAGCGTCAATGTCATCAAGAACTGATTCATAAGCGCCTGTGCGGTCCTCGTTATTCTTAAATTCGTTGATTGGAACACCTTTAAGATAATGTTGTACTGGTTCATCAACTAAACGAAGACCTAACTCGTTTTGATTATCGTCAACATACGTGTAAATCATGTTGTCTGAATAGACACGCACTACCATTTTGCGGTTACCGCTACCATAATCAACTTCATAATAATTAACACCTAATAATGATTTTTGTTGGTAGGTATCATCATAAATAACAAACGTTTGTTCAGGTGCTAAATGATACAGTTTTAAAATAACACCGTCGTTTTCATCCTCTTCAGGATTTAGCAGTTCGTAAGCGCGTCCATAGATAGACAAGTCAGTCTTAAGCAAGATATTGTGATAAGCTTCGTTTGTCTGCTCAGAAAACGTATCAATTAATTCTTGCAACGTTTTATCCTCGTTCGTGTATTTAACTGGATTACCAAGCATGTAGCCTTGTTCAAACACTGTGATGTATTTTGCAAAATCGCTTGAAATGCGATTATCGGCCGCAAACTCATCTGTTTTATCAGGACGATATTTGATGTTATTATCACCTAGATAATAACGTTTAAGCTCTTCCAAACGCGCAATCTGTAACTTATGTGTGTTGATGTATTGTTTTAGCTGCTCAACCCATTTCACTGACGCAAAATCAATGCTTTCATAATCTTCAGTCAGCATTATGATTTGGTCATTACTGTGTGGATTAAACCTGGTCTTAGATAGGAATTTTACCATGTGTCACCTCAAAATAAATAACTTGCTTTCTTAGTTTTTTCTCTTGTGTTGCTGTTTGCTCTCATGTCATCAGCAAACGCATATCTTGTTGCGTCAATCGTGTGGTTATCCTTATCTTCCAATCTTGGTTTTGGATTGCCGTCACGGTCGACTTGATAGTCAATATTTTCAAATTCTCGTGCAATGTTCGGTGTGCGCTTTGGGTCAATGCAAATGAAATCTAAATCATCAAGCCAACGTTCACCAAATTCAACCGAGTCAGGACCTTTCTTGACACCATATACGTTTGGCAAATTAAAATCACCATGCAGTTCTGCAATAGACTTAGGTTCAGCACTGTCTGCGCCAATTCGGTCTGATTGATAGCCTCGCGACTTAATCCAGTTAGCTGCTTGACGGTTGCTGATTTTCTGGCCATAGAATTCATCAATTGCATAAATGCCATTATGTTTCTTGTCATAATGCCAACGCACGAAGGCCAGTGGGTCAGTTGCATAACCAAAGTCAAGACCGTTTCGGATATTGTCAAAGTTGGCTATCAAATCATCTGGTATTGTTTCAAAACGTAAGTTATCAAATGGAACGACACCAGAACCAATAGCCTCACCAAGATATTCCCAACGATATCGCCGCTCATCCCTAGCTTTTGTAGCTTCAGCCTCTTCGATGAATTCCTTAGCGATGTATGGATTATCAAGATAAGTCGAATGATGAACGAACGTATTTGCTGGTTGAAACTGTGTACCGTATTTCTTGTTAACCCATGACTGTTTTCGTTTCGGCGGGTTGTATGTATAGAAAAACTTATAAAAAAGACCACTACCAAGCTCACCACGTAGCAGTGAATTAGTAATAGTCTTGACTTCATCTTCAGTTTTAAACTCAGCTAATTCTTCAATCCACCCAATCGCAAATGGAAATTGACTATCTTTCAGTGACTTAATACGTTCTGGATACTGTGCACCACGAAAGACAATATAATTCCCTCGTAGCAAGTATGTAATCCGCAGTGGTGATTTATTGAACTTAAACAAGTGTGTCACTTGCTGCTCACTAATTGCCCATTTGAGTTGTTCATAGACTGACTGTTCAAGTGTATTATCTGTCTTACGAATACACACGGCGTTGACAGCATAGCGCATAATCAACTGGATAATGATATGTGCTACATCTGATGACTTACCAGAACCACGTCCACCTTCACACACAACGTGCAAAATGTTTTGATTGAGACTAGCACGCCACACGCTATGAAATTTAGGCGGTATCAAACTTGAAAGCTTAACTGATGTCATCTTCAAACACCACCTGCTCAACAGTCGCGTCTAACTCAACCTTATCAGTAAACAACCTATAACGCTTACCAAGTAACTCAGCAGCCTTAGTTCGTGCTTGTACTGGTGGGACAGCATTAATAACTTTCTGTGTACCCTCACCGTCTAAAACAAGCAATGGTTCAGTCTTTTCACCACGCATAACAGCCGTTAAATATTCCATAACTTCTTGTTGATCAGCTACTTTTTGAGATTGCAACTCTGCTAGTTTTTCATCAATGTAAGATTTGATTGTAGTATTTTGTAGTAATTTGCTTGCGTTTGTATTTGCATATTTTTTACTATAACCTGCTTTAACAGCTGCATCCGTTGCATTCCCAGAGATGATGTACTCATCTGCAAAACGTTGTTGTTTTAAAGTTAATTTAGTGATTTTCCATCACCTCCAATCTAAAATAAAAAGCCACACAAACGTGTGACTGTTAGAGGAATAGCGGGAGCTGCATCCGCATCTCTAGAGTAAAAATCTAGTGCACTATCTATTTGTGCTATATTCCAACAGTTTGCCCAAAAGGCTGTACAGGCAAACACCGATACACTCAACCTGGATTGTATACCGTTTTTCAGCTATCCGCTCACGAGATATTTTTCACTTCCACTTATTTTTCAATGACAGCCGACGTGGCTCAGCTCATTGCAGGACTGGATTATTGATGCAGTAAGTAGGTGCCTCCCCTACCAAAGCATTATATAGCGCTACTTTATCTTTGTCCTATAGATTATCAGTCTATTGCTAATTACTGCCCTTTTACAGTGCTGCTAGCTTTCGCATCACGGCAAGCTCCTGTAAAAAATGAGACACAATAAGTTTTTAACACAGGTTACAATGTTGCGCCTTATGTTATTTTGTTGTTTTTATCAATAAAAGGCAAGATCTGATGTCTTACCTTTAAATCTTGATGATACCATAATAGCGCTTTTTTCGTGCGACAAATAGCACCAAAAGTCGCAACTTTAACAAAAACCATAAAAATCAGCAAAAATTTCCAGAATTCGTTGACGTCTGCGGTAAATCGTGCTTCGGTCATATGCCATTTTATCAGCGATTTCTTCCCACGTATTGACACTGCCACGGGACCATCGTAGCCAAAAGATTTTTGTCATGTCTTCATCTAACGTGCTTAACGTGCTCTCTACAGCATGTTTTTGTGCATATAGACTATTTAGACGCTGGTCACTATCCCATTTGGCAACTAAGTTCTCAGTAGGTTTAGATACGATGTTTGTACGTCCACCACCTACGTTTTCATCTGTATTTGGAACGTCACTAATTTCTAGCTTACGTACTGCAATTTTATGGTCGATGCTCACATAATCAAACAACAACTCATCAAGTGCTTTTAATTGTGAATTGCTCAATTTTCCCACCCTAAACAGCTCCTTTTTATGATATAATATAAGTATCATTCATATATCTTAGGTCCTTGCGTGTGCAGGGGCTTTTTTGTGTTTCAAAAAAATGGGCAGGCACACGACCCGTACATTGAATTAAAATGGTGCCTTGCATAATAACAGGCGGCTGATGACCCGCTTTAGGATATGAGCTTAAAAAGATAGAAAAGAAGTACCTCGTTTCTAATTTTATTTCAGCCTATGTTTTTTGTTAGTGTGTAACCCGATAAACACACTAACAGATGTACTAATTTTTGTAATATGTAGTAGTTAAAACCATGAATTGTAAGAAGGAGTGCTTTAACCACCTCCAATATGAAAAATTATTTTCGGGTTATACCCATGGTCGGAATCGAACCGACCTGATACCGTTATGGGTTACCACCGTAGCTATCAGCGTGATAGATAATCATTTGATTGTCTTTTAACCGCTTGATTTCGTATTTTTGCTTAGTGTTTTCAAGTTTTAACTCGGTAATTTTATTGTTATAAACAGTTTTTTGCATTCCTAGCTCAATCGTAAAAAAGATAACCGTCCAAAGCAGTATAAGCGATAACAACACGCTTAAAATCTTGTATTTCTCGCTTTTCAACTTACCACCTCATAGTATACTGTCTGTCCGGGCTCTTTACGAGCTTTTTCTAGGTATTTTAGAGCTTGTTTTCTTGTTTTAAACTCCGTTTCCTTAAAATCTTTGGCTGTGGCGAACCAAGTCGCTGTTTTCATCTTCGGGTTGTATTCTCTAACGATAAATTTTCTTGTCATAATTCCTTTATTTCCAATCTAACCCTATATTTTCCGGGTATTTCGCTTGGTCCACCTCGTTTAAAAGTCATAAACTTAATGACTTCTGAATTGTCATCCGTCCAAATTCCAGCGTCTGTCAGTCCATCAACGAGCGCTTTTATTGTCGGATAAAAATTTGGTGGGTCAAGCCGTCTTTTTGTAGGGGCGTAAATCGTCACTACGAGCCCACAAGGGCGCTTTTTTGAATAAGGGGTACAATTATACCTTTGACCCTCTTTAGCGGCTGTGGCACGTAAATATGCGGTGATTTTGGCCTTTTGCGTCCAGTGCGGACGGTCATTGGCGTTTAACATCTGTTTTTGCTTCTTGGTATTCGATAAAATAAATTCAAATTTCATCGCTACTCCTTAAAAATCAAAAGCGGGCACATTTAAGTGTGAGTAAGGCTTGTGCCCGCTGAAATTCTTTACATGTCGTCCTGTTAACCGACACGTACTTTCTAGGTCACTTTTTGAGCCGTTTCCGAGGCTTATTTTTTGCTTTGACGTTCTCCCATAAGGTAGCCTAAGAGGACCCAAAGGAAGGCCGTTCCTGCCTCTCTAATAAAATCAATCACTCTGTTTCTCCCTTCGGGTTGAAATACCATTCAAGCATTTTTGCTTGATTAACTGTTAAGAATTGCTCAAATTCCTGAAGTTGCAAGATTGCCCAACGTAATCGATGAAAGTCAGCTTCACCCTTTGAGTAGAAACCTGAGACGCTGAATCGTGGTTTCAAGCGATAAGCGTAGCCTGTCTTGCCTAAATCATCAATATTGAAAGCTGGTTCTTTTTCGAGTTCGAGATCTAAGACGAATTCCTGACCAAGGTCATGAATGACCTGTAAGTTAGTTCCGTCCGAATAGATAGTAACACTATCTGAAACGTGTTCCATTTGCATTTTTTAATCTCCAATCATGTCATTTAAACTTACGAGTTTAGAAAGTTTCTTTTGGGCTTTGCAGTAGTCACAATGACCACATTTTTTAGGTTCTTGCTTGCCTTGAATCACGTCCCAGACCTCTTTGACGTTGTCCTTAATCTTTTCAAGGCCTTCATCAAGCCAATTTTCATCAACTTTGATAAATTCCTTGTCCGGAACATTTTCTTTTGATACAGCTACGATAAGCGGCCTAAACTCTTGACCTGTCATCTGTTTCAGTAGCTCACGATAGAGAGCGAGTTGGCCATTATAGCCAAAATTTAAGATATTATTGACTGCCGCTGGCACTTTCTTGTGTAGGTCTGAGTTCCACTCTTCGTTGTAAATCGACCTCATGGTCTTCAAGTCAACAAAATAGCCACGAGATAGGTTGATACTGTCAAGCTTGCCTTTGATTGGCACTTCTTCAATTTCACCGGTCACAATCATTTCTTTTTTGACGTCATCACTTGGATAGCCGTGATATAGACGATTAAAGTTGTCGTCATCTTTTAAGGCGTTAATCATTTTTTCACCGACAACGAAATCAGCTTTAAGATTTCCTTTATTCTTACCTGTCTTGGCAATGATTTTTGCTTTATTTTCTTCAACAAAAGCGTCGTGAACCTTTTCGGATTCAAAGTAGCTATGTACGTAGTTGCCGACCAAAAGAGCGGTCTCGTCTCGGTCTTCTACCCATTCGCCATTATCAACGGCGTAAGCTTTAGCTTGACATTGCATGTATTGCTTAAATCGTGAATTAGACAAGTAAGTTTTGTCTCGATAATAATTCTCATCTGTTAGTTTAGTCATATAGGTCTCCTAGCTGCTCAAATAGCTCTGTTTGTTCCTGTTCGTGTAATTCTTCAGGTTCTGAAATTTGAGCCGATTCTGGGGCTTCTGTGAGCTCCTGAGAGGCGTCTTCGTTTGGCGTCACATCTTTAGGCTGTTTTGGCTCTTCAGGGACCGCTTCTGTCAATGGTCCGCCGATAAAGCTATCAATGCTTTCGCCGTCATCTTGTTCTGGCGTTACATCTTTGACACCTCGGTCATCATCGTTATCGTATTCGTTCGCTGTAGTTCGATTGACAGCGTCAATAAATAAGTCGTTATCGTCACTTGTGTTAAAGAATTGTTTAGCGGCGCGATTGATGACAGTACGTTTTGCCATTTCTTGCGGGAAGTTGTTTTGAACTGACTTGTTTTTCGATTGGCCCCAAGCTTTGTCAATCTCTTTCTTGGTCATGATTGTCAAAACTTTCTCACCATCATTTTTTTCGATGATACAGTAAGCTCCGATAATCGGATTATCCTGATTCAGCCAATTTGTGTCGTGTTTAACTAGTACTTTGCGTCCTTCGACGTTCTTAATTTCAACGTCATCACCTTCATAAATCACTTGAGCGTAAATATCTTTGACTTCAGGCAACTGTTTAACGACTTTCATCGTTCCAAAATACGAACGTGTTAATTTGACTTTGTTCCCGTAAGGAATGAAATAGCATTGAGTTTTAGCTGGACTTAAACCTTGTGTAACCATATCAAGCAAGGCATTGTAAATACTTTCGTGTGTACATTTTTCTAGCAAATTCCCTCCGTTAGCATTCTTTAGAGCGTAATAAGCAGAGCTTAGAGCATTACTTACGCTGTAATTTGGTGCTACTAGCAAGCCTTCGCCTTTCATCTCTTCGATTCGGTTAGCTACATTTGATGTAATTTGTTTTTGCGTTAATTCTGTTGTTGTCATGTTTTTCTCCTCTACCAATTACAATCTTCTAGCTGATCATCTTTCCAGCGGTCATAAGCCTCGTCTTCATCACAATGAAATACTTCTTCGTGGTCCTCATACGTACTTAGCCAATTATCGTAATCAAAATAGCCAAATAATCCATGTTGCATTAGCTGACCTTTCTAGCTTCTAGCAAGTAATAGCAAGTCTTAGCGCCATAATCAATGCGAATGCTGTTTCCACTCATTGACTTTCCAAAACGTGGTTCTGAAATAGCTGAATAAGCATATGCATGATTTTTGAGTGCTTTAATCGCTTGGTGCATATCGTCGAAAAAACCAAGATGAAACTTGCGATAACCGTTGATTACATGTAATAATTCAATCTTCATTACTCTTCGTCCTCATCTAGAAATAATGTATCACCTACTGCCTCTGCTACATCTTTACCATCCAACACATCTTCAAGAATATGTGAGAAAACGTGCATTGTTTCAAAGAATATCAATTTATCTTCTGGCTGTTCAATAATCCCATCCTTGTGTAATTCAATTGCTAGCGTTGATGTTCCGTGCATAAACTCTTGTAGTTCTTCGATACGTTTCAAAGTTTGGTGTTGGTTTAAAATTGTTTCTTTCACATTCATAATTAGTCCTCCAACATAGATTTTTTTAGTGCTTCAAGCTGTGCTTGCTCGTCTACTGTCGCTTCGTGTTTGTATTCTTCATCTACCCATTCAGGGACATTGCTTTTGGATGGTTGTTGCTGGTTAGGATAGCTACGTCGTTGTTTTTGACTTTGAAAATTTTCTTTCTCTTCGTTAGCCTGCTCTACGGTCGTAATCCCTTTTGCTTTCCAACTATCCAAAATCTTAAAAGTGTAATTAGGATTATCAATACCACTGTCAGTTGTTCGTTTAACCGCTTCTTTAACCAATTCCATATCCATACCGTCTAAACCGATATACTCTAACAAACGAGTCATATGTCTATCGTTAACTTTTAGGCCCTCCGCTTTTACAAATTGCCCGAAATCTAATTTTTTAGGTGCTGGTGCAGTTGGAGGCAGTTTTTCACTACACTCATCTAATCTATTCTCATCTATACTATTCTTATCTATACTATTCTTATCTATACTATTCTTATCTAATCTAATCTGCGTATCCATGTTGTATACATTTTGTATACATTCTGTATACGACTTATTTTCTTCAAGAACTAAGCGATTAAATTCAGTTGTATAGATGGTTTTCTGATATCTGTCTTTTGGTATATAATTGTGAACTCTCCAATCTTTAATCACAATCACACCACTCTCAAATGGTAAAATAAAAGCTTGTTCCATCAAAATCCTTAAATCACCATCAGATGCCCCAATCATACGTTTGATAGTTTTCGTACTATCTACAAATCCGTCGTCATCAGCATGCATATTCAAGTGAAAATAGAGAGCTTGCGTACTTAAAGGCAAATCAAGAAATTTATCTGAATCTGTAATTTTTTTACTAAACATTCTTTTTTGTGCCACCTAATCACCCTCTTCTTCTTTTGCACCCCAGCACCCGTGCCAACCATCTGTGTCAAAGCCGATTAGCATAATTTCATCTGTGTCAAAATATTCATTTTCCATTTAGCACCTCTTAAATTGCGTCATCTGGCAAACCGTGAGCACGGTTATATGCAATTGCACTCGCTTCCCAACCTGAATAATTAGGTTTGACTGGTTCTTCTTTCTTACATGCTCGTTTACCGAACACTGTTAATGTAATTACTTCAGCGAACGCTAAAACTGAGACTGCGATAATTAAATGTGTCATGTTAAACTCCTACTCTTTCTTCTAGTTTGATATTTTCCAGCATTTCTGCTAATGTTTCTTTTTTACTCAAATATCGGTTACGTGATTTCCATTTAACAAATAGCTCAAATCCTTTGTAATTGATAAAAACTATTCGATGTGTAGGATTGTCGACGTATTTCCTAAACTCTGGGTGCTCACGCATTTCAGTCGCCCACTGTTTCGCAACGCTCTTACTTAAACCTTCCCAACGTTGAATCAAATGATTGTAATCGCCCCATTCGGCTTTTTCGTCGTTGCCAACAGCTTTATACGTTATATTTGCTTTCGGCATAGCGCGCTCCTTTTTAATGTGGTATAATTTACTTTAGTTTTATTTGTTATGCGACTGATTGCCGTCAGTCGTTTTTTTATGCTCTCAGACTGGCTGGTATGGCCCTAGTAGGCACTTTTCAGCCGATTAAAGAATAAATAGGAGTTACTATCGTGTAAATGAATAAAAAATCTATATTGGTAAGGAAAATAAAACATAGTCAAATTGATATTTATGAGTAATCACCTACTAGAGCCGTATCAACCAGCCTGAGAACAGTTAGTTAGCTAAACTTCTTGTTGTCGTCAACATTCAGCAATTTATCAGCAAAATACAATTGCCCTTTACCTGTAATTTTAGGTGTCTTGTTAATGCTGATATGACCGTCTGAATGATTGATAGTCGTTTCTTTGATTTCAAACAGACCTAAATCCATTGCTTTTTGTGTTGGCATGTTCCAACTGTTGCCTTTGCGACTGATTAGATAGCCATTTTCTCGCAGCCATGCAAACATACGATTCTGACCAAAATTCAAGCCGTTTTGACGCATGAGCTTAGCGAAATTACCGACTAAAATAGACGTATGACTTGCGCTGACTGCGTTAGCAAAGATAACTTTAGGTTTTTGCTCTTCGATTGTTGCTTCAAGTTTAATAATTTTACGGTCAGCAATTTTAAGAGATCGAGCCATGATTTTCTCAGGACTGTTAAAGTCTTTTTCGACTTGGATGAAGTATTCTCTGACTTCATGTCCTTTTTGCGTTTTTGACATCATAGCCAAGTGCTCGGCCATTCGAATACTAACAGCGTAATCTTGAAGTTCACGAACAGCACCGTTATTTACAAGCGTAGTTCCAACTACACTTGTAAAGTCTTCGTTCTCTTTAAACATTTTGAAATTTTGCTCTACCCATTGACTGAAGCGAGTTTTAACCTCTAAACTTCTATGTAGGTCACGAGCCGAAACAACAGCACTATCATCTTTGAAATCTATACGAATCAACTCATTCATTTAATCACCTCTTCCATTTTTTTATTTTCCATAACATAATATGTAATATCGTCGTCCATTTTTGAATTGGCAAGTTTCTTCTCGGTGACCCCTATTAAAATAGGATTGATAAATTCTTTTGAATAAGCTAATAATTGAATAGTCGGATTTTTATTATCTGTTTTCAATTCAATAATCACCGGTCTCTTGCTACTTTTTTCTTCGGCTAAAATGTCAATTCGACCGCTTTTTATTACAAATTCACTTTTTACGAATTCAAAATCAGAAAACAACGCTTCGAAGTTTTGACAGATATGATTCTGCATATCCTTTTCACGGTTTTCCCTGCTGTTTTCACATTCTAGAGCGTGAATGAATTCTAAATCTAAAAAGTCAATGAGATATATTGTTCCTTGAAACTTATTAAGATATTTATCTTTAATAAAAGCCCTTAACCTTTTGATTTGTTGTGAGTTGTAGTTGCTTTTTTGCTTTTCTCTAGCTACCCACAAAAACAATTCTTCAAAAGAACTAAACTCTTGATTTTCATTTAAAGTTACATTGATTAAATTGTTCATGTGTTATCCTTTCTGAATTCGTCTAAACTGACTTCTAAAACGTCAGCAATTTTGACAACATCGTCAAATTTTAAAGATTTTTTTCGTCCTTTTTTTAAATCAATCAAGCTGTTTTGATTTAAACCAGCTTTTTTTGCTAACTTATATTTGGTCATCTTCTTTTCAGCTAATAGAACTTCAATTTTTTTCCACATGGTTATTCTCCTTTTTAAGTTAAAAACACAATATATTGTGTTTTGATACTTTTAAAACAACTACATATTGACTATTCAATATAATTTGATACAATTATATACATGACAAACGGTTGAATAAGACCTCTAATCTCCTTATGAAAATCGCAAGTCAAATATTATGGAAAGGAGAAAGATATGGCTAATCAAGTTGAACTAAAATTTCAAAAAGAGATTTCACCAGAAACGCCACGCTTTTTAAATCTACCTGGTACTGCTAAAAATTCATTGACATTTAACAATCTATGCGGTAATACCTTGCAAGAGTTTTATTTGTTCGATGATGGAATTGTCGTTCTTATCGAAACAAATATAGAAACTGGGAAAGGCATTGTTAAAGCAAGCGTTAACTTCTCAATCTCTGCCGATGGCATCACTTTTTAAAACAAAGTCGAATTCCGCTACGTTCTCCGTTTAAGACAGAATAACACCATACAAATTGTTGTTCCTTATCAGCAATAGTCGACAACGTGGTTGACCACCCTTTGCTGTCGTAATTTGGAGCTATTTCTGAATCAGTAACCAGATAATAAATTGATAGACTTTTGATAACAATTTTAGGTGCTTCTAGTTCTACACCATTGTTGTTTACAGAAATTTTAGTATCACCTACAATTCGACTAAAAACTTGGTTTGTTCTTGAAGCAACCGAAGCTGCATCAATTTTTAATTCATTTACTTTGATAGCAATCTCTTCATGAGGTTGCTTTTTGTTTCCAATATACGGATATCGTTTTGGTTTCATGTTTGCTCCTTTCTAACCTAAAGATAATTTTTTAACACGTTTCGTGGTCTTTTGTGGTAAAAAAATTTCGTTTATTTCGCGGTGGAAAACATCAGCGATAATAAACATCTCTGTTGATTTAAAATCGGTATATCCCAATTCTTTTGAACGGTAAGAATTTTCTGAGATTCCAATGATTTTAGCTAACTCCGCTTGACTTAAACCAGCTTTTTTTCGTAAGCCATATAATATAGTTTGCATATCTTATTCCTTTCTAAATTCATCTAAGCTAACGTCTAAAGCGTCAGCGATTTTGACCATATTTCGAAATGAGATTTTACTATTCCGAATGTTTTGGATTGTGTTTTTACTAATTCCTGCTTTTTCCGCAAGTTCTTTTTTTGTCATTCCTTTTTCAATCAAAATATGATTTAATTTTTTCCACATATCTTCACCAAGCCACAATATGTTGTGTCTGTTCTTAATTTTACCCACTACATCTTGTGATTAATTCTACTTTCTGCTATAATATAGATATGACAATCAGGTAAAAAACTTTAACTACCAAATCAAGCGATTTCCTGTGAGTCAAGTATTATGGAAAGGAGAAAGATATGAGAAAATCAAATTCATGTAAACCATCAAAAACTGTTCGAAAAGCTGGCAAAACACTTTCAACAAGTAAATCTAGCTCTTCAAAATCAAAAGCTGGTAAGACTTTAGTTAAGCACAAACAAGCTAAACACTAAAGACATTAGGGTTATCAATTACTACTTGATGAAGTATAATCGAGAAACGATTTACTAAGTCTTCATCTTGTTCTTTATAACCAGCTTCATGTAAAATAGCATGTGTTAGTTCATGAATTAGCACTTGCTTTTTCTTTTGTTCTGATAAAGATTCTCTGATGTAAATAGTCTGTTGCTCATAATCGCAATAACCCCAGAGATTTCTATCATCATCGTAGGCTTTAAAATGTTCCTGAATTTTTAATGTGTATAACATCCCACATACCTTTATTTTATTTTTGCCTTCTGGCACCATACACTTACCTCACTACTAACCAAGCAATCAACCCGATCATCAAGCCTAGCAAAACCAAATTAGGAATTAATCCACCTTTTAATTTGAATTCCACTTCTTGATTTCCGTCTGCTGATTCATTTTTATAATGAATATCACCAAAAAGAAACCTCTTCCATTTCATGTTTCTACTCCTTTCTTGTTTTCGAACTATTCGAAACAACACAGCTCTAAAACTTCTTGCGAAGGTACAACTAAATATGTTAAACTATAACCACCCCCCAAGGGGGAGGAAGCTTATGCTTCCTTTATTGAATTCCATTCAATAATGTTTTTGATTTTAAGCTTAAACCAGAGAATACTAATTTCGAACTCGAATTCTCTGCGTTTAGGCTTTTTTTGTGTTTAACCATTAGCTGTACCACTTGCTTTTGTTAAGGCCTTTCTCAACCTTACACACTCATTATAGACCACGTTTCGTGGTTTGTCAACAAAAAAATGGTGAAAAAACAAAAAAAGTTTTCTTTTCGTGGTTTTTTATGTTATTATAATAGTGTCAATAAGCGAGGTGACTTTATGAATAAAGAAGAAATTGCTAAATTTATCGGCGAAAAAATTAAATATTATAGAAAATTAAACAATTGGACTCAAACTGATTTAGGTAAAAAAATCGGAATGGGTAAAAATGCTATTGGAAACTATGAACGTGGTTTTCGTTCTCCTAAAAAGGATACAATGTTCGCTTTAGCTAACGCTTTTAATATTTCTATTGATGATTTATTTCCGCCCATCGAAAAAACAAACACTACAGATACTATATCTAAAATCAACTTTGACCCTCGTCAAGCGATTTTACTGTCTAACTACAATAAGTTAAACGACAATCGCAAGGATAAGCTTGTACAGGTTTCCGAGAAGCTTTTGACCGAGGAAGAAGGCAAAGTTATTGATATTTGTGAAAAACGTGCCAAATACGAAACTAGAAAGCGTGTGACCTTACCCGTTCCCGGTAAGGTTTCAGCCGGCACTGGCTACTGGCAAGAAGACGATTACGACACTATGGTAGATTTCTACGAGGACGAAATCCCAGACGAAAGCGAATATGACACTATCGCTATCGTCGTTGGTCATTCAATGGAACCAAAAATAAAAAATGGTGATTTCCTTTTTATCAAGCTAACAGACCAAGTCGATTTAAATAAAATCGGTATTTTTAAAGTTAACGGCGAAAATTACGTCAAGAAGTTAAAAGGTGATTATTTAGAATCGTTAAATAAGGAATATGACGATATTTCGCTATCTGAAAATGATGACATTAGGACTATTGGAGAAGTTGTAGATATTTATAGAGAAAAGTAGAGGTTGGAATTATGGACTTTGGAAAATTAAAGGATATTGCAAAAGCAGCTACAGAAAAAACGGTTGCTGGTGTTAGCAAAGCCAATGAAACACGTAAAAAAGCTAACCAAGAGAATAAAATGAAAATTGGAAATGAAACCGTTAGAAAAACAGTTGACGGTCAATATTATTTTGGTTTTTATTCTGAATCACCTTACTTATTTGAATTCGCAGGTTTTGATTTTGCTGGTTCTACAATTACGCAAAAAACTGTCACTAAAGGTAAAACGAAACAACAAGGGCGCACAGGTAGCATGTTAGGCGGTGCAGCAATTGGTAGTATAATTGCTCCTGGAGTTGGTACAATTGTAGGTGGCATGGCTGGTGGTTCACGTAAGAAAAAAGGGACAATCGATTCTACTTCTGTTACTACTACTGAAGAAAAACCAGGAAAAGCCATTGTTAAGTTTCGTGCTGTCAACAGTGATGAAGTCAAAACAATTAAAACTAAACTCACGCAAGCTGAAGCTAACAACGTACAAATGTTCTTTTTAAGCTAAACAGTTAGAAGGGATATTGATTTATGACTAACCATTTTAGGGAACTTGTTCAAGAACTACTTGAACATATCGATAACAATCCATTAACTGATGAACAAATTGAAAAAATCGAAAAATGGGTTGAGGAGAATAGGAAAGAATAATAGAGAGGGAAGGACGGAATAATATGAAAAAAATTCATTTTATACAATACAGAAAACTTAAAAATTTAACTATTGAGTTTGACAATCATGTTAACTTGATAGCAGGCACCAATGGTACATGTAAATCATCTATTCTTCATCTGATTAGTAATTCTTACCAAAAAATTCCTCTTAAAGAATCTAACGATATTTTAAAAACCATACAGAAAATTAATAAGGTTTTTAATCCTAAGATAGAATCTTTAACAAGAGGAGATAAAGAATATAATGACCCTGCTATCGGCATACAAGGAACGCTCTACACCACATACTATAATAAAGGTTATTCCATTGATTTCAGGCGGCACAACAGTAAGCGAAGCAATGATACCGCTCGCTTTGCAGTAAAGCCTAAATACCGCAAAGATCAAACTGATAAACTCCCAAAACTTCCAATCATATATCTCGGAATGTTCCGCCTTATTCCCTACGGAGAATGGGAAGGAAACAATAAATTTACAAATATCGTTAATAAATTACCAGAGCAATACCTTGAAGAGATAAGTGACTTATATAGGGAATTTACGGGGTATGAAATAATTTTTGACGGAAAATTAAATAAGCTAGATAATATAAAAACAAAACTTGAATTTTCTACTGCAAGCGATGGAATCGACTCAAATACTATATCTGCTGGTGAAGATAATTTGCTAACAATAATTACCTCTTTAGTTTCATTGAAGGCATATTCTGAAAACACACTTACTCCGACAACAACAGATATAAGTAGTATTTTATTGATTGATGAATTAGATGCTTCTTTACATCCTGAATTTCAAATAAAACTTTTGGAAAAATTTTATGAATATAGTATTAATTACAATATCCAAATATTTTTTACAACTCATAGCTTTTCATTAATTGAACATAGTTTGAATAAAAAACGAGGAGTATTGAACTATCTTATTGATCAATATGACAGTGTCGATATACTACCAGAACCAAACATTTATTCTATAAATGCTTTATTACAAAACAAAACTGTAAATCAAATTTATAAAACAACAAAAATACCTGTTTTATTAGAAGATGATGAAGCGAAAGATTTCTTCAAGCACCTTCTGGATAATTATTATGAACACCATTCTATTCCTTTAAATCAATTTTTTCATATTGTAGATGCGAAATTATCATCTGAAGCGATAAAAATGTTAGCTACTGATACTTATATGAAACAATCAACTTTAAGAACGGTATCAATAGTTGATGGTGATCAGCACCTTGACAATAAAGCATTATCCTATAATTTAATATCTTTACCTGGGCAATGTTCTCCAGAAGAATTATTATTTAACTATTTGTCACAAGTATTAATGGATGACGAAGAATTCTGGAAAAAAGATGAACTTATCTCATGTGCATACACTAAAAAATACGTACAACAAAATATTATTTCACAAATTAATAGCTTAAAAGATAATATTGAAAATTCAAGTGATTCTAAACATGGTAAAAAGAGAGAAGGAAATAAGAAAATATACAATACCAATAAAGAATTTTTCAATTATGTCATTAAATACTGGATTGATGATCAAGGTAATTCAAAAGAAGTAGATAATTTCTTTATTAATTTGCAAAAAGCATTCCATAAAGTTGCTCCGTTTCACAATATTGATCCAAAAACAAAATGGTCATTCCCTGCTGGCCAAAAGTCATAAAATTTTATATACTGGTTATATATTATAAAGTGAGGTAACTTATGTCTATTAAAACGGATAGCCCTCTTCGATACCCTGGAGGAAAAACTCAAGTATATGCATTTATAAGAGAACTTATCGAAATAAATGAAATTACAACTTATATTGAGCCATATATGGGGGGGATGGGAGTCGCCATTAAATTATTATTAAATAATGATGTTCAAAAAATTATGGTAAATGATTACGATAAAGCTATTTATGCTTTTTGGTATTCTGTTTTAAACTATACAGATCAACTTATTGAAAAAATTGAAAGAACTCCTCTTACTATTGAGGAGTGGAAAGTACAAAGAGAAATCCAACAAAATAAAGAGCATTGTACTAATTTATTAGTCCTTGGATTTTCAACATTATTTCTTAATCGAACCAATCGTTCTGGGATTATTAAGGCTGGCGTTATTGGTGGTTTAGAACAAAAAGGTAATTATAAAATTGATTGCCGATTCAATAAAAATAAAATCATTGAAAAAATACAATTGATTGCTTCTATGAAAAATAGAATTAAACTTTATAACATGGATGCTGAAAAATTTATTCGGTTAAATATCTCAAAAACAAAAAACTCTTTCACTTTTTTTGATCCTCCCTATTATTCAAAGGGTCCGGGTCTTTACACGAATTTTTACAATCATGAAGATCACTTAAGTTTGGCCAATACTATTAAAAAATATATGTGTAATAAAAAATGGATCCTTACATATGATATTGCAGAAGAAATTTTACAAATGTATAATGAATTTCATTATGAAAAATATTATTTGAATTACTCGGTTGCTAAACCTAGCAAAGGAATAGAATATATTTTTTATTCAAAAAAATTAATAGTTCCCACTAATACTAATAAACTTAAAAAAGTACAATAAAAAATCCCTTACACTCTCCTTCGCCAAAATTTGAGTGTAAGGAATAATTGGTAGTATAGTAAGAACCTGCATGCGTAGGGCTCTTTACTATACCCATTTTAACAAAAAAGTGAGGTAAAAACAATGTGGATTGAAGAATTATCCAACGGAAAATATAAGTATTTCGAGCGCTACAAAGACCCATATACCGAAAAATGGCGCAAAGTATCTGTGACACTCGAAAGTAGTTCTAACCGAGCGAAAAAGGAAGCTCAAAAAATTCTTGAAGAAAAAATCAAAACAGCTTTAAGAAACTTAAAAACTTCTGATGCTTACTTCACTGATGTTTTAGATTCATGGTGGGAATTTCACAAAAAAGAAATCAGGCGTACTTCTATTAGTGCTCTCACAAGTAATGTTAGACTAGTACGTGAAACTTTTGGTTTAAAAACAAAAATTACGAAGATTGATACTCTTTATGTTCAAGACTATATAAACAAACTTGATATTTCACGCCCAAAATTAGAGCGTGTTAAATCAATACTAAACCTATCTTTTGATTACGCTGTAACTATTGGGCATCTCAAGATGAACCCTGCTAGACAAGCAAAACTTCCTAAAAAAGTTCTAACCCTTGAAGATTACGAAAAAATCAAGAACAAATATCTGGAAATTGAAACAGAGTTAATACCATTGATTCGAGAATTACGACGCACGAAACGGACTTACTTGAATTCACTGATTGCCGAATTTCTATTTTTAGATGGTGCACGTATTGGGGAAGTCGTTGCTTTAGAAGATATTAATTACCGTAAAGACGATAATTTTGTAGATATTTTTGGCACTTTAGACAGTGTCCAAGGATACAAGAAAGCAAAAAAAGAACCACCCAAAACACCTGCTGGCTATCGTAGCAATAAGTTATCAAAACGAGAATCAGAAATATTAGATGAAGCTATTAAGATTCGAGATTTAAACAAAAGTTTAAATCCTAATTGGATAACTATGGACCGTAGCTACATATTTGTAACTAATCGTGGAGTGCCTATCCAACGTAATTCATTTAATGAATCTATCAAGGCCGCTAATCAACGACTAGAATACCCGATTAATAAACCTATCAGCTCGCATATCTTTAGGCACACACTTGTTAGTTATTTGGCTGAAAAAGGTGTTCCTTTAAAAGCTATCATGGACCGTGTTGGACACGAGGACAGTGACACCACAATGAAAATTTATACGCATGTCACAAACAAGATGAAAGACAAAGTCGTTGACATGATTAATGAATTACCACTTTAGTTTGCCCCTTCTGTGCCCCTCGCTACCATTTTGACATAAAAAAAGCCCTATCATACAGGCCGTAAAGCTTGATATGATAGGCTTTTTATTATTTAGGTTATTTTACAGTGCGGATACGCATTGTGTTTGTACCACCTGAACCAACAGGAACACCAGCGACGATAACGATGTTATCACCTG